TGGGAAGGGCAGATGTGAAATAGTCATGCTTCTTCGCAGACTTTTTCAGTAGGTGGAGATTATAGGAATCTGGCCCATTGCCGTCTACTTCGAGTTGTTCCCCGATTAAATTCTGATCACGGAACCATTCGTTGTAAATTTTTGTGTAACAACGGAAAGGAAGTGCGCTAATTTCAGTATCCTGAAAATTGAGGCCGTCGGGGAGGCCCATATAAGCGCCAAGTCCACGGCAATCAAAGGCCGTGATGTCGTGATCAACCGCAAGGTTTCCATTAACAACGGGGATCGTATAGTCTGTGTCCTGGGCACCGGCCGCATCATGTTCGCCGTTAAAAAAGGCCCAGTTTTCCCAGACGAGACGAGTGGGAACATAGAAGAAGAAAGTTTCGAGCTCGATGTTATCCATGATTGGAGCTTCGAGCGGAGAGAAGATTCGGCAGAAGCCGTTAAGACGGCAGGTGAAGGTATCGCCAGGCAGTACCTCATCGACAAGAATCGGAATCAAGTAGGAGGCATCGAAAGTGGTTTTCAAGCCATGAGAGCGATCAAATTGAGAACGCCCGATTCTAACTTGAGGTTCTTGGGCGAATTGATTTGTGTTGGGTCGAGAGACCCGTACCATATCAGCCATTTGTTTTTTCCAGTGGGAGAGTCGTTTGTTCCACGAAGGTGATCGCGACGCCGAGCGATGTAGGACCGATGCCATCAAGGAGGGCGTTCATGGGATTGAATTCACCAATGTGAAAGAGCGTGTAATCCTCGGGGAATTTGTTAAACTGGTGCCCTTCTTGATTGATGATGGCTCGGAATTCCCTGAGAGCGAATTCGATCGAGGGAGCCACGAAGGGGTCCAGGTAAACCCCTGCGGCTGAGTCGTAGACGGTAAAGAGATGCTTATTCATTAGATTTTGGCCCTTTGAGTGTAAAGTGCGTCGCGAGAATTATGAATTTTTTCTTTTGCTGTAAGTTTTTCGGGAGGAAGCCAGACGGCTTCATTATCCCGTTTGGCCTTAACCTCGGCCATGATTTTCGGATGATTATTTTCCATCCATTTGTCGTAGAACCGCGGTGGTTTGTATTCCCGGCCTTTCATGACCACGAAGTCCCTGGGGTAGACGTCTCGCCAGTATCTTTGGATCCATCGGAGACCGATGGCTGGACGGCGAGACATACGGGAGAACTCCTGGTGGAGTTCGACGAGTTCCCCGGTGTCGGGATCGACCCGGGTGTAGGCTTCGGGATGGGCCGCTTTAGAGATTTTCTTTTGTACGTAGCCGGCTACATAGGAGGCGGAGCCGGGGGTAACGGAGGACAGCTCTGAGAGGCCATGAGTCCAATGAGCTTCCAGAGTTGGGGACCGCCATACAGGATGCCGAGAGTTAGAAGGAACAGGATACTTGTCCAGAAGGTCAAGACCATAAAGCACCGCGTGGTAGTGTGGCCGTTGCGTGCGGGAGCCGTATTCACCGCAGGCGTAGTAAGAGATGGATTTGGGAGGAAAGACCCGACGCAGGGATTTAAAGAAGTCTTGAAGATCTTTAGGATATAGCGAACCATGTTGAGGGATACTTTCGTCATCGTACGTGAGGGTTAGAAACCATGCATTAGAGTGCATTTGTGTTTCGTGAAGTATCCGGAAGGCCCAGTCGCGGGCCTGTTTTGCGCGGCATCCTTTACAGGAGCCGCAGGGTACAGTTTGAGCCACCCAGATTTTACGGCCGTTGCCGTGTGGGGAGTCCTTCGGTACCCCTATTTCGATTGGGTGGTAGCACGCCATTAGAGTCGGATGCCTCCTCTCATATTATAGGCGTTGTAGTTGTTTTTGGCGTTGGTACGGCGGGCGCCGTTACGGAAGGTTCGCTTGGAGGAGCGTCGGGACATTCTGCGTTTTCTCATGAGTTTGACTCCTGAGAGGGGTAGGTTCCATGCCAGAGGCATGGAGGAAGATCAGGATCCACATCGACGTGGATGTGATCTGGGTATATACCAATACGGTTAAAGTCCACAGCAAGCAAGGCTTTTAGCATGGTGAGGCGAGTTTTTGAGTTGGTGCAGAGGATGTCTACTGCTAGTCCTTTTCCGTGGGTTCGTTGATCGTTTGTACGGTAGGTGGACGTGAGTATGAAGGGAGTTTCTGCTTTGTTTCTCGCCCAGTCGAGTTTGAGGAGGAGATAGGTGGACATTTGGTCCGGATTAGAAAATTCGGACCGTTTGAAGTGGCGTAGGTATTGGTAGATTTGAGACATGTTCAAGAGCGTCGAAAGGGAGAGTTTTTAGAATACACGCCTTTTCTTTGAAGTTTCTTTTTTCGGCGGTATTTTGAGTCTTTTGGTTTCGACATTTTGAGTCTCTTTTTTGGAGTGTAGAAGTTGAGCTGAAAAGTCAGCTGGCACATATAAGACAAGTAAGGGATGTGCCGGGCTGGAGCGGAGCTCCAGGAGGGGCCCCCGAGGTCGCAATGAATTGCTCCCCCGGGGACCCCTTTTTGTGTTACTCCGTAAACGGAGTTTTAGGGGTGATAGGTTGATAGGGAATCATGTTTCGATTGAGCATTTCAATCGTCAGTTGGCGCTGGAGGGTCCGGAGTTGGTTCCGCGACAGGTTCGCTAGTTCTTTCGGCAAGTAGTGATGCACGTTTCTCCGGATCGTGCGACGTATCCAGCCAAGTGGCCACGTCATGATTAAATTCCTCCCGGATTTTCGAGGGTAGTTTCATGAATTCGGCTTCCGCCGCTTTGGCGTGGCGCATTACGTCGGCGAAGTCCGTAAAAGTTGAGACGTCAGCGTACGTCGCTTCGACGTTGTTTAAGTGTTCAATGATTCCCGTGTTATTGTATTTTTGAATAATTTTCTTGATGTCGGTCTGGTCCGCATCGTATTGAACGGTCATGGACGGTTCTTCGTTGATGGTTTGGACGCGAGGGCGTCCTCGGGCGTCAAGATTGTCGGCCATTATTTGCCTCCGATTTTGGGCATGGATTGCATGATATACTTGATCCAGGCGAGAGTCTGACCTGGAGACGACCCCGCGATATTTGCGAGGTTTTTTGCGTTTGGGATTTGGAGCTGTTGGAGCCGGGCAACAGCCGCGGCTGAAGAAGCTTCAGATTGAGCTTTAATGTTGAGGGGGCCGGGATGGAATTTTCCATCCGCGGTAGTGGTTCCCCATAATTTGTTGGCCTGCTGAAGGCCCCAGTTTTCCGTCTGAGTTTTAGCAGCTCGTGCGGCAGTCTCTTCGATTTGCCTTCTTACGAGCTTGAGTTGGGCTTGAACGGTTTTGGCTTGCATAGCAGAGCCGACAGCGGGAGTTAGAATGTCTTGCTGAGTGGCTGAGGAGCCGCCTGGGGTGCCTGCGGAGCCTTGGGAATAGGCTAGGGCCGGATTAAGGCCCGCGGCCTCCATATCGGCTACAGCGGTTTGCCATTGAGTAGAACGCATGCGTTCCTGGAACTGGCGATTTTTCTTGGCTTCTTGAGCTGAGGCTTGATTTGCCATGTATCCGCCAGCGATGGACGCACCAGCCCCGATCGCGGCGGGAATGTAAGCCCCCCAATTGGTCCCCCCCCCAGGGGAGGGGGGGGTTGGATTATTTTGAGGGAGAGGCATTAGAAGTTGCTCCCCATGAGCGAAGGAATGGAGTGGACCGGAATCGGTCTGGCGCACTTGTAGTCGAACCAAAGGTCGAGGAGAAAGTCCGGCTGGGTGGTCACGGTGGTAACCCGCGACATCGGCGTTTGATCTTCAATGAAGGTCTGGTTCAATGGGCCAGCCGCTGAGAAGTCTTCTGCAAGATGCCAGAAGGAGAGAGGAGTCGTCGTATCCGGATTGAATTTTCCAGCAAGACGCGAGGGCCGATAACGATATTCGGCCCACCGTTCCTGGTAACCAAATACCGCATCATCCGTTGCGGCTGTATTGCTTACAAATAGCTCTTTGTTAAGAACGGATTGTTCGCCCAGATTAGCCAGGGCTGGAATATAGAAGTCATAACGAGTGGAGCGAGTCCACATTTTGTCGAGGCCTTGCCAATAGGTCAGATCACCTCGGGCTCGGACGATGCCGATGATGTAGCCATGCTCGGTGAATGATTTAGCCCAGCCATGTCCAGAGATTTGACCAGTGCCGATGCCTCGCAGTTCCCCTTGGTCTTCCGTTGCAGTGGCTGAAGTGTTGGCCACCGGGGAAACGTTGATGAAAGATTTTCCGCCGCCGAGATACTCGGGTCTTTGAAGGCGGAAGTCAGGAGAGGTTACCCCAAAGTGGGATTTAATGAGTTCAGTGTAGCGAGTCCCGCCCCGGGCGTCTCTTTCGAGGAGGCGTTGAATTGCTACGGATTCCCTAAGTGCATTGATCGAGACACCAGTCGCAGCTGTTAGGTCAGCGTAGAGACCCTGAGTTCCTTGGTCTCCCGCCGTTGCTGAGATATCGACCTGAGCGGCTGCAGTGTCGAGTTGACGATCATTATCGTCAGTGTCGGAGTAAATCGAGATGTAGTCTCCGATGTCGCCGGGAGCGTGGATGTAAGCTGTTCCAGCTAGGGCGACGGATACCGGATCGCCTTTTTGAAGATAGGGAAGGGCAGATGTGAAATAGTCATGCTTCTTCGCAGACTTTTTCAGTAGGTGGAGATTATAGGAATCTGGCCCATTGCCGTCTACTTCGAGTTGTT